TACACCAAGCAACGGAACTGCTATTGATAAAGTAGAAGTGGATTTTTTAGTAGAAAATCAAAGAGCCAAGGCAGAAATGTATTTAACAAAGCACTATCCCCTGCAACAAAGTTGGTGTAATTTTTAATTGATCCGCCACTTGGTGTATGTTTATAAATACCTCCGTTGCTAACGTGGTACGCTCCGAGTTTAAGGTATTCTAAAGCACTTTGATGAATTAAAAAAGGTTTAATATACTTTGTGTGTAGCGTTAAATAATTGCCCGCCAAATCGTCGTTTTCGAAGTCTGTTTTAATCTTCTCATAAAGCGTTTCGCCTAAACTTTCTTCTAATTTAGATATTTGAGCGTCGATAATACAGAACTTATAGCGGTCTACATCGATATTACCACCAAGTAAAGTGCTTTCTGTTATCTCGTTATCGTTTAATAATATTGTTTCCATTATTTTCTATAGTTTGGGTCTAATGACCAATAATTATTAGAAGCCGAAGCTATTTGCGCTACTCTCGGGTCGTTTTGTTCGAAGTTAGCTTCCTTTCTTAAAGAAGGGTCTAAAGCGTTTAACAACTCCCTTGCTTTTTTAGCTGTTATTTTATCGTTATTCTTTTTGATATAAATATTACGCATCCAAAAATGCTTACAATTTACACCACCTTTAAATAAAAACAAGTCGTAAGTATCTGCGCCTCTTGCCCCTAATCCTTTGTTAACTGCTTTTTTACTTGCTGCAACGATATCTTCTTTACGATATACTAAATTTGATTGTACCATTTTACGGCAAAATTCTCTTTCAGGGTTTAAATTGCCTGAATAAGAATAACGTATTTTAAAAATAGAAGTATCTTGCTCACTATCTTTCATCGGAAAGTTAGAAGGAGCGTAAGCTAATTTAAAAGAAGTTTCTGAAATTGGGTCGTCGCTTCTATATTCTCGTGAATCTAATAACTCCCATTCTTCATAGTCTAAAGTTTCGCCTAATCCTAACAACTCATCGGCTAAAATATCGTCTGTATGTTCGTGAGAATCTTGCTTTGATAATTGAGTAGGTTGTTCGGTTGTTGTTTTAGGTCTTAATGGTATAAAATCCAAATCAATATTAAATCCGTTTTGGTTTAATACATACATTAAAGCGTCTAAAATAACCTCTTGTTTTGGCTGTATAACGTTTAACATTAATTCGTCAAAAGCTACTTGCATTTCGTCTGCATTATTTCCGAATCCTGTAGCGTCTTTAATACCGAAAAGAATCGGAGAAGTAACTCGGTGCGATAGCATTATTTTCTGCATAGCATCGGCAGTCAAAAACTCGTATTGTTTATGCGCATCACTTACAGTTAACGCTTCAATAGTTACGCTATTTTCTTTGTTATCATTATAAGCTAAAACGAATTTACCTGCGTTTGTGCTACCTGCTAAATTTTGTCTAAATGAATCAAAAATTGCTTTCTTTTGTTCTTCAGTTTTATCTGCACCATCGTTAAAATTAATGATATGACCAAACGATAAACCGTTTTTAATATGGTTAACTACAAAGTTTGCGTATTCTTCTTCGAATACTGCATAAGGCATCCCACTTAAATAAGTCGGGTCGCTAAAATAAGTTTTCCCTACTTGATAGTCTGAAATTATATAAATAGCTGAACCGTTTTTAATCGTATCAAAACCAAAGGCAGGGATTTGAATAGGCTCGTATTTTCTTGGCTGTGAAAAGTCCCGAGAATACCAATAGCTTTTTATATCGCCATTCTCATCCATTTTATTAGGTACGATACAATTTTTTGGAGTGTGTTTAATTTGTGCAATCTTACCACCTTTAAAAATTATCTCGATACTTGCCTCTCCAAATAAAGAATAATCCTGACAAACATTTTTTAAATCTTTTTTAGATAAGATTCTTAAAATATCGGCAAATTGGATAGCCTTTGTACTCTTTTGGTTTGAAGTTAAACCCTTACCATAAATATACTGTGCATAAGCGTCAATAATAGTTCTATTAGTTGCGCTACCGTTATAACGGTCTATAATTTCTTGGTAAAAACTATTTTTATCGCCATTCAAAACAAAGTCTTTCGATGCGCTTTCTTTTATTTCAGGTCGGTTATAGTTTGCTAATTGTAAAATCTCTATACTCATATCGTTGTAGTTGCGTATGCTTTGCCTCTATAAAGCAAATTGTCGTTAGTATCATAAACCTCAAACTCGAAATTTTGTCCCTCTGTCATTGTTTGCGTAAATTCAGCGGTTAAATATCCATCTGTATTAGTACAAGTTAAAGCGTGGGTAGTTTCGGTTTGTCTTAATTCATTTCTTAAAACCATAGTAGCCGTTGTAACATAGTTGCGTGGTATGATTTTTAAGGTATGTATTGTGTCTGTAGGGTCGAATATCTTCATATAATATAAACGTTATTTTTTGGGTTTGGTATCAAATAAAAAACCCTCCGATTAAAGAGGGTTTGATAAGATTAAAGTTTCTCCTTTCTTTTAAGGGTTAACAACTTGAGCCGATACTAAAGCAAGTAAAGCAGTTTTAGCAGCTGAAGCAAGGAATGGAGCGAAGTTGTTATCTCTTGCCTCTAAAGCAATAGTATAACCGCTTGTTTCTGTACTCATTACTCCCGTAGTAGCTTCTAATCCTGAATCGATACCTACGGCTTTAACGTTTCCGTTGTAATCGTGAATAAATGCTACAACTCTACCATAAAGTAAAGACTGTAACTCAACTTCAGTTTCTTTACCTAATTTTGGCAAATTTAAAGCTAATGCTTGTACAATTTCGATAGTTCTGTTATCGTTGTTTACAGTAGCTGTTTCAATTAATGAATTACCCGCACCTTTAACCTCGTAACGAAAAACTTCAGTTAATCCTGCAGGCAAAGAAGCAATTTCTTGAGCTGATACTGTATAAGTATCGCCATCGTAAACTCCGAAGTCTACGTATCGAATTCCTGTTCTTGAGTCTTTACAAGATAGGCTACGACCTTTTAAAATATCACACGCCATAATTTTATATTTTATTAAAAACCGCCCTAATTAAAGAGCGGTTAAGTTATTGACTATCCTACGTAAAGTACGTTGAATTTTTGGTTAACAACGTGAGCAGCAAGTGTCATGTTGTTTTTCAAGAACATATCTTCTCTATTAAGAGCGATTTTGTCCATTTGCATAACGTTTACGTCAGACGCTAAATCAGTAGCCCAAATAAGGTGTGATTTCAAAGCAGCGATTAAAACGTTTTCAGGCAATGGAACGAATTCGATTTTCAATCCATTAAAGTAGATATTCTCGTAAGAAGCGTCTGCGTTAAATGGTTTAGTATAGTCAGTTGTTACATTGTTTGCTTGTGCAATCATTTGTTTAACTGATTTTGGAGCATAAATGATTGGTTTCTCAGTGCCATTCAAAGCAACAGCAGGAATAGCTGCGTAAACTTTGTCAAATTCTGCTTTCAATACAGCAGCAGTTAAAGTAGTACCTGCAACTTTTACACGTGTTCCTACTCCCGCAGTAGCTGAGGCGTTAGAGTCGTTATAAATCATTTTAACTAAAATACCATCGATTTGACTTGAAGCCAAAGCAGCAACTTTAGTTTTTTCAGCAGCACCAACTGAAGTATTAGCAGTTCCAGCAGTTAAAGCAGCAACAGCAGTTTTAGTAGCAGCCGTTGCACCATTCCAAAACTCATATTCAAAAGCGTTTGAAATTTGTTTAGCGTAAAGACCACCAATAACAAGTTGCTCAAATTCTGAACTCATAATTTCCCAAGCACCTGGTTTCATATCTCTTTTAAATCTTGAGAATCTCAAAGTATTAGGGTCAAATTCTTGATAGAATTGAACTTTTGTAGGTGTAACCGCTACATCAAAAGCAGTAAGTGAACCTGCGCTTGTTGGAACACCTGAAGTGTAAGCTTGTAAAGTTGCAGTAGCAGTAGCCTCTGTAAAAATAGTTTCTGCTTTAACATCTTCTTCAAATGTTACTAAAGATTTAGCGATAGTTGCGTTTTCAAATAATAATTCTTCTACGATTGGCTCTGCTGCCTTTCCTCTGTAGTTAACTGAATTGTAAGTAATTGCCATAATTTTTATTTATTTTTTGTTAGTCTAAATTTCTCTAAAGCAGTCATTTCTTCAAATGATTTTTCTTTAGCGGGTTTGTTTTTTGTTAATGAAATAATTTCTTTTTGTTCTTCAATTTTAGCCTCAAAGTCTGCTTTTAATTCAGCTTTTAAAGTTTCTAATTGTTTACCGAATTCCTGTGCTAATTGGTAGAAAATTTCTTGCGTGTGTTTCTCTGATTTCACTACGCTTGGTGTTTCTTTTTCTAATTCAGCAGGCATTTCTTCTTCGGCTTCAGCAGCTTCGGCTTCTCCTTCTGATAATTCAGAAACTAAACCACCTGCTACAGTTAATACCATACCATTCTCAAGGATGTATTCCCCATCAGGTAAAGGCATAACATCGCCAGTCTCATTTTGGATAGTTAGCGGCATTCCTACTGCTAAAGTATCGCCCTCAAAGTCAATCGTCAAAGATTGGTCTTGAGTCCTAACGCTACCTAAAACGATTTCTTCTTTCTTAATCAAAGAAGCGAATCCGTCTTTTATAGCGCTCAAAATTAAATCTACATTCATATTCTCGGTTTTTAAATTAATACGCTCTAAATCAAAGAATCCATCAATACTGAATCCTTTTACTTTTCCTGTCTTTACAAAGTCATTCCAAATTTCATCGTTATTTACTTTCATAGCAGCAAACCAAGTACCAACAGGTTCGGTCATTCCGTATTTAACCGACTTATCATTTACATCATCTTCTTTAATCCAACTTTCAACAAAAGTTACATCCTTTAGTTTTTGCTTTTCGTCGTGTTCTAAAGTAGATGCGTTTTGATAACCTTGTTCAAAAAAGTTCTCCATTGATAACCTAATAGTTTCAGCAGGGAAAACGATGTTAAACTCTTTGCCGTTTTGATTTCTATAAATAGGTTTATTTGGAATTAACACCGCACCGCAAACAATTCTTTTTTCTTGGTCTACTGTTGAAAGTTTAACCTCTTGCTCTTTTGATAGTGCTATCCAAAGGGATTCCATAGCGGGGTCGTTTACTAGGCTAATCCCATAAACTCCCGTTGTTTCTCCTTCTTTAAATAAAACTTCGTATGTTTCCATAACTACTAAACGAAATAAGAAAAAAGTGTACTATTTTAATTAAATGTAGCCGTATCAATTCTATTACGGTCTAGGCTTTGTGCGCTACTCATTTTACCACTTACTACATAGGCTTCTACGGGTTGTTGTTGTTTGTTGGCTATGCTTTGTGCTAATTGGTTGTTACTGTTTTGCCCTACGATGTTAAAACTTGGTGCAGTAACTCCACTACCACCGCCACCGCTTGGCACACTCCCCCCCCCGCCACTATTTGGTACTTTTACGCTTGCTATTTTAGCCACATTTGCAAAACCTACAACTCCCGTTGCTACTGCTTGCGCTATTGCATAGCCAGGAATAGGCACACCGCTAAATGCTTTTAACTGCCCCGTAATTGAAGCGTAAGTATTAATCAAAGATGATGCAATAGCAATACCCTTGCCTATTGCGGTCTGCGTTCCTATAACCCCGCTTACTTGTTCTAAAGCGTTAGCATATCCGTTTAAAGCGGTTTGTTTAGCTTCGGCTTCTAGCCTTGCAATTTCTTTTCTTTTGTTAGCCTCGTCTTCTTCGTTCTTAGTATTTTCTTCTCCTAAACGAGCCATTTCATCAATTTGCCTTTGCTTGTTTTCGATTTCTAATTGACGTTGTGTAAACTCGGCTTCATTAGTAGCAATTTGTAAATCGTTTTGACCTTTCTTAACGCTATCATTATACTCTTTTAACTCTCTTAAGTATTTTTCTCTATTAGCTTTTAATTCATCGTTAGCCTTTTGTATTCTTTCCTTTTCCGCATCACGTTGTTTTTGTGCTTGCTCGGCTTCATATTGCGCAACAATTAAATTACCTTGTCTTTGTAAATCTTGATTTTCTTTTCTTAACTGTTGGATTCTTTTATTTTGCTCTTTAGTTAAGTCTAGTTCATTTTTTTGAGTTGCCTTTATTTGGTTTATTTCATCTACATTTGCTTTTCCTCTAGATTCTATTCCGTCAAGTTTTATACGGGTTAATTCTCTATCGCTTGCCCCTCTTTTTTTAGCTGCTTCTAT